ATGCCTGACCAGAAGACATACCAATCGAGTCACCCATGGATCATCTTCAAGCTTGATCTCAGTAACCTTCATCACAAGACATGGTTGCTGCTTGGCGAAGCCAAGTCTAAATGCCAGCACTTAGCTGGGGCACCGCTGACGCCTGCGACTGCCCGTGAGTTGCATCAAGTTATGCTTACAAAGAGCATCCATGGCACAGCAAGTATCGAAGGTAACACTCTCTCCGAAGACGAGGTTAGGCAGCGCATCGATGGAGATTTGGAGCTTCCGCAGTCCCGTGAATATCTGGGCACTGAGATCGACAATATCCTCAGCCTCTGTAACGAGGTCATGGACGATGTGATTGAGGGGCGCGACCAGAGTCTCTCCGTCTCGAGAATCAAGCATTTCAATAAGACGATTCTCAAGGGTCTCCCGCTGAAGCCGGAGGTGGAACCTGGCAAGGTGCGAACCCACGGTGTAACTGTTGGCATCGGCCACTACAGGGGTGCGCCAGCAGAAGACTGTGAATATCTTCTCGAGGAAATGGTTGCATGGCTAAACAAGATGCGTGCCCCCGACGAAAACCCCGAACTTATCTTTCCCCTGGCGGTTTTAAAGTCCATTATTGCGCATGTGTACCTTGCCTGGATCCACCCCTTCGGGGACGGGAACGGTCGAACTGCCAGAATGATTGAATTTCAGCTAATGACTGAAGCGGGAGTCCCCTCAACCGCTGCACACCTCCTGTCGAATCACTACAACAGAACGAGGGATGCGTATCTTGTTGTTCTCGACAGAACCAGTCGTGACCCTAGCTACCCGGTGGAGGATTTTATTCAGTATGCCCTGCAAGGCTTGGTTGATGAGCTGCAAGATCAGATCAAGATGATACGAGCCCAGCAGTATGAGGTCACCTGGATCAATTTCGTCCATGATATGTACAAGGATGAAGACACTCCGGCTAAAAGAAGGCAAATGCATCTTGCGTTGGATATGCCCATGGGCGTTTCGGTTCCTCGAGGGAAGATTCGTGAGGTTAGCCCCCGCATTACGGCTGAATATGCCGGGCGTGAATCAAAAACAGTATCTAGGGACTTGAATGAGCTTCTTGGGCGGGAGCTAATTGTCCAAACGAAGGATGGATTCCGCGCAAACCGTGGAATTATCGAGGCTTTCTTGCCCATCCAAAAGAAAGCGGTGGAGTAGCTTGACGATGAAAACCGCCCCCGCCCGGGCGTGAGCCTAGACGGGGGCGGTTCGGATTACTCCTTGGTAACGCTGCGCGGCACGGTACCAAACGGTGTGTGCCGCGCCAGCCAGTCATTGACGCCAGGTAACGCCATGACCTTGGTAATGACACCAGCCGTGGCCGTGATGCCACCGGCGACCGCGAGCAGCCAGAGGCGGACACTCACGGGCAGGGTCTCGCCGTACTCTTCGAGGATGATCTGTATCACCTGCGGGGCGACTACCCCGAGACCGATGACAGTCGGGATACCGACTTGCAGTAGGGTGCGCCAGACACGCTGCCATGCGTACCAGGGGGCCTCTAGTTGGGCGTGCTTTGCCACGGTTTCTCCTAGCTGGGCACGATGGCCCGAATAAATGTGATTGCGGCGACGAGGCCAGACACGATCAGGGCACCGTAGGGCACCCACGAGGCAGAGCGGCGTTCGATCCGCGATATGTCCTTGTCGTGCTTCTCTCTGGACCGCTGTAGCTCGGTTGCGACGTGCTCGCGAAAAAGCTCCCACTCGGCCCGGGTCACGTAATTGGCTTCGAGTCGCTGGATGTCGCTCTTGATCTCGTTGAGATTCTTTTCCATGCGAGCCATGAGCCGGACGACCTCGGCCAGTGAGTAGGTTTCTGGGTCGTCGGCGTGTAGCGCGTTCATCCCCCGATACGGCCTACTTGGCCGCGACTCCGAGGGCTTTACGCTCGGCCTTGGTCAGAGGGTCGAAGAGGTCCGGGTGCGCATCGCGCAGGAGGTTCACGCTCTGGCGCACTTTTTCGATCTCGGTCAGGCTCTTGCCTGTGATTTCGATAGTGGGCAGCTTGAGGCGAAGCGCCGCTTGGCCTTGCTCGTTAGAGGTCATCGCGGCATACGCTGCGGTACGGAGATTGATAAGCCACCGTGTCTTTTCGGCGGGGTTGGTGTTCACGATTCGTGCGTACATGGTGCCGCTTTCTACTAGGGCCTTCACCTGCTCGGCCACGCTGGGGGCCGAGGTGCCGGTGAGGATTTGGTTTGCTCGGGCGATGAGCCACCCGAGATCTGTGCCGCCAGGGCAGGCGGTGGGTTTGTCTGCGACTTCGTTGTGTCCCTTGACGTTCGCCCGTGTGAGCGGGACCGTGTATCCCCAGCGTCGGGCAGCGGCCGCCATGACCTGCGCTGCCGATTCGAGCGTGCCGCGCGACGGCGGAGCCATGCCCGGCGAGTTCGCCAACTCGAACGTGATCGACCTCGTGTTGCTGGCCCAGTTGTTATTAGTCCACGGGGTGTCCCCCTCAGGGACGGACGCCACCACGTCACCCTCGGAGATGATGTAGCTCGCCGACGGTGCACCTTGGCCTGTCGTGAGTACCCGGATCGAGTTCTCCTGATACCCGGCTTGGTGATGGATGACAAACAGGTTGGGTTTTCCGTTGGGGCGACCGGGCGTGTACTTGCGCGGGTCGGGGCGGACGGTGCGGATTTTCATAAGACTCCTTTGACGTGGGCTATGCGCCCGAGGTGATGACGACCCACGCGGAGCCGTCGGAGTACCACAGGCCAGGGCTGTCGGTGCGGATGTAGAGTGCCCCTGCTGCCGTAGAGGCGGCGGGGCGGGCAGCGAGCGTGCCCGACATATGTTTCGGTGCGCGCTCGTCAATTGCGGCCTGTTGTGGGGTGCTGACCGGCTTGTTTTTGTCGAGGGTGTTGTCCACGTTTCCGAGGCCTACTGCGGCGCGGTTGAGTGTCTGCATGGTGTGGTCGCCGCGGAGGTACTGCGATGCCGTGCCGGCCGGGATGATGGTGCCGTCAGTACCCGGTGGCCCGATAGGCCCGGGCTCGCCCTGCGGCCCCACCGGTCCCGCTTCGCCTTGCTCGCCGGGTGGCCCGACTGGGCCGGTGGGACCGACGGGCACACCGGGCGTGCCGGGTGCCGCGACATCCACGAGGTCCGCGTACCGCACCGACTCCACATCAGGGATGACCACATGACGCGACACCGACCGTGCACCCAGCATCTCCACGAGATGGACAGCCGTTCCGGGCGGGCTGGACGGCATCGAGAATGAAGGTTCGCCTTGGTCGTTCAGGATGAGACCTTTTGTAACGACTGCCACCCCGGGTGCTTGGGTGATCGCGCCGTCATCTGTGGCGAAGCGTGTGGTCTGTCGCCATTCGAGCGTGCCGGTGGCGGGGTAGCCAGCCGAGTCCAGTACTGGGCCGAGAACAGTAGGCATGATGCTCCTCGCTACGAGAGTCCACCTAGCCGGTGGATCTGAAGATTTGTGGTGGCACTGTTAAGATTTCCGCCCGTGTCCTGATAACCAAACACGGCGACCGTAGATGTCACCGCGGCCGCTGCTAGCCCGGTCTGTAGGTACACGTCAGAGGTCCGTCCCCCAGGGCCCAAAAGATTTGTCGCGGATGCTACACCGTCGATAGAGAGCCGAATGCCACGGGCCGTGCCGGCCGCTGAACCGCCAAACTGCATCGCGCACGAGATGCCATAAATTCCGGGCGATGGCACACGGATCTGTGCCGCCTCGGCAACAAAGCCGCCAAGATTTCGTATGACTCCGGAGTTGAGGTTTGCCTTAGCGATCCACTGTGACGGGAGTAAGTTTGTGACTCCGGTCGTCGTCTCAAAGCTCACCAGTGGTGTAGATGGGTCTACCCACACCCCGCCACGGCGGGTGTACGTGACTCCGGTCTCTATGGACCATGCCATAGCACCATCGAGTGGAGACCATGCGGCAAGCTCGGTAGCCGAGCGCACCGGGACGACCCCGCCAGCGGTGGCAGTGTATGGCACTGTCTGGGTGATGATGACGGACGAGGATGTGGTCGCCGTGGCTCCGGCCCGCACCTGCGCCGTTGCCAGCTCCACGGCCCCAGCCGGGATTGCGGGTTTCACGAGCGATGCGATGGCAGCGGTAGCACCCTGCACCACGTCAATAATGGTGGTATCGACGCCATCTGCGGATAGCGTGAACCGAGCCTTCGCGTAGATGACATCGATCCTGGCGTTGGTAGCTGGTGCCGCCGTCGTCGTAACGGTGAGCGCGCCGTCATTGCGCCACATCTCGACGCCGCGGCCGTCACGGGACGTGACGAGGCTGAGATCTGCGACGGTGTATGCCATCGTGGCGCGCCCAGTGACAATTGGGTCATAGGTGGCGGGCAGGATGCCTACACGTGGTGCCCCTGTGGTGTCGCGGGCGATGAGAGATGCGAGCGCGAGGCGGGTGTCGAGGATGGGCAGGCCAGTAGCCAGGCCGGTAGGGAATGATACACGAGCGACCATCGAGGCCTCCTAAGCCGAGAACGATACGAAAAGGGTGATTTGCGCCACGTTCCCCGGACGAGCGGGGAACGCCGTGGCATTTAGCGGAGACATCTGCACCGAAGCGGTGACCGACCCGGATACGCCCGAGATGGTGCGCGAGTGGGATGCCGTGATGACGTTGTTGACCTGGCTCGCCCCGGCGTCTTTGGTGCCCGGAACGGCCACGCCAGCCTCACCATGGATGACTACGCGCCCGCTGAGTGAAGTCACGCCACCAGTTGTGGCATCGAGCGCGGCACCAACGCCGAGGGCGAAGCACGTGGCGACGGTTTTTCCTGCTGGTACCGGTACCGAGACGCTGGCGAGAGTGGGCCAGCCTGATGCCAGCGCGAAACCGCTGGCACTGGCCGTGCCGGTCCCCATAATGGGTATCGCTGCGACTGCCTCGGCGAGTCGGCGGACGGCTTGCGCCTGCTGGGATCCGTCCGCTTGCTGAAGGTCTCGCAGTTCGGCCCTGAATCGGCCCACCTCTGCGGAGAAATACCGGTAGCCGTCTTCTGGTGGCATTGGGTCAGCCATCGTAAACCTCTCCGAGAGTGATCTTTACCCAGTCGCTGGTATCGTCTCCTGAGAGTGCGACAATGCGGCGGGTGTACTCGCCTGCGGGGATGTAGGGGCTGTCGTGGACGGCGAGTGTACACAGGTCGCCCACCTGGTACTCCGACAGAAACGGGGTGCTTCGGAGCGAGGCCGAAAATTTCCAGAACTCCCAAGGCCTGCGGCCGGTTCGGAGCGGTGCTTGTGCGTGGCCAGCGAGGGTGGCCATGACGGATACGCTCGTGCGTGATGTATCGACGGCTTCCAGTAGAGGATGGTCATCCTGGATGAGAAGGGGGTCGTACGCCTGAGCCACCAACACGCTGTTATCGCCACGGCCGCCGACGGCCCACGAGAGGGATGCCATCGATGACGGGTTGGTAGACACGGTAAGGTCCGACCCTGCTGAGTCTGGCGCTGATAGGTCCCACGTGTGGGTGTCAGGCGAGATGAGCCGTGGCTCGTCCTGCGTGCCGGCCAGGAACTCCCACTCGAAATAGGAAGGGTTTCGGAGGCGTAACCGAAAGTCGAAGTCGGGGCCACCGATCACCCCGCTCAGTGCGCTGAGAGTGTCTTCGACGGTCGGGAAAGTCACAGCTTGGTAGGTGCGCTCGTGGGTACCCGAGCGAGCGGGCGGGAAAACTATCGGGTAGTTGCTGCCCGGCCAGGTGCACGCCTGCTGGATGACCCGCATTCCGATGGATCCCAGGTCCAGGTTTTTGAGCGTGGTGTCGAGCAGGGTGTTTGGTGCGCCTGTAGCGTCCACGAGATCCGTAGTCAGCGCTTCAACTGGGAGCACGGAGCGCAGAGCGAAAATCGACCGAATACCGCGCGCCGTGATCTTCAAGATTGCGGAATCTTCATCCCAGTCGTGAGGCTGGATCGGGCCGCCGTAGAACCGGCCCGATTCCTCCACGGCAATCGAGTACTTCCATGGGGTACCCAGACTGCGCCACTCCCGGGATTGCTCGTCAGGGTCACCCAGGTCGATGGACACATCGAGCGTTTCCGCTTCATTAAGGCGTGCCGTCCACGATCCCGAGAGCGGCGTGAACTCCGTGATGATGTGTCCGGAAAGCGTCTCGAATATATACCAGCTCGTCACCAGGCACTCCTAACCATCCCTGCTAAGTAGGGATCTACTGATGCGCCCGTGAGCGTGATTTGGACAGTGGATGATGTAGCTGCGGGGATGTCCCACCACTCACGAGAGGTGATGTAGCGGGACACATCCGATTGGCCATCAAGCAGGGCCCTGCGCCGACCAGTGTCGATCTCGACATATGACCCGGCGGGCACGCTGAGTTCTACCGAGATCTGACGCTGCGACGCCAGCTCCGTGATCGCGAATCCGCTATACCCGCCATACACTCGGTATAGAGGGGACGAGCTTTTTGTGCCGCGGTTTGCGAGAGTGATGCGGCCAGTTGAGCCGCCCGTGCTCGGCCATTTCAGGGGGGAGATGGCCGGCCACACGAGGCCGGTTCCCGCCGTTGCCGGGCGGGTTGTGGACCATGCGTCGCCGATGCTGTACCGGCGCGGGTCGCGGGCGAGAACATCGACGGTGGCAGTGCCGTATGTGCGTCCATGCCAGTCCGCAACGGTAATGCCACTGACTGTCACCATTCGCTCCGTGGTTCCCGTCGGGTCCGTGACCCGGAGGGGTACGGGGCCGTCCGCGCCGATCCCCGCGAGGGCATCGTGAGCCGTCAGAAGGTCGGCTTCCGTGGTGGCGATATACGCCACGTCGAAACTGATTGCTGCTGCCTTGCGGAACGAAGCGGCAGCGCCGTGGGCACCGTGCTGGCGGGCGCGTTCATTGATGGGTGACTTGTCGTCGGTCAGGTCGCGCCACCCAGTCAACTCCCGAAAGAACCAACCGGAGGCACCATCGGCACCGCCGGTCGGGGTGCCTGGGATGGTTAGCCCCTCGAACTCGATTAGCGGAATCATACGGACGCCATTCCTCTCGCTGCCTCACGGGACCACTGGCGGGCCTGTAATGTCGGGTCGTCCTGCACCGTCGTAATGTGCTGGATGACTGTCGCACCGCTTGTGGGCGTTTCGCTGCGGCCGCTGAGTGCCACATCGAGAAGTGCGTTCATCTTCCCGGTGTCCACCACGGACTCTGCCCGCCCGGCCTCCGCGAGGATCGCGAGGGTTCCGCCAGCACGAGGGAGGATGGTGCCGCCCTCAGCCATTCGCGGAATCTTCGGGATCGACAGGCCGAAAGTTTTGCCGCCCCACTCAGGAACCCAGTCGGGGATCTCGATAGAGATGCCGTTGAGTCCGCCAATCATCGTGTTGATGAAATCGATCACCGCGTTCACGGGGCCGCGTATGATCCCCATGAGCGCACCAAACACCGTTTCTACGGTGTCTCGGACACCGTTGAAGATATCCTTGGCTGTGTTGCCAATGTTGCGGAACGCGTCACCGATGAAATTGGCGACAGGTTTGATGATGGAGTTCCATACCCAGTTCATCGCACCGCCGATAGCGTTTATCGCTGGGCTAATCGCATTAGCCCACAGCCAGGAGGCGACGGCACCGATGCCCTGAAAGACGCCGATGATGAACCCGGCGACGGGCATGATGACGCTGTTCCACACCCAGTCGATGATTGCGCCGATGGCGGTAAACGTCGGGCTAAATACGTTTTCCCAGAGCCACGTCGCAACGATGCCAATTCCTGTGATCGCGGCGACGATGAACTCACCAACTGGGAGGAACACCGTTTCCCAGAGCCACGTAATGAGCGCGCCGATCCCGTCGATGGCGGGCTGAATGGCGTTCTCCCAGAGCCACGTGAAAATTGCGCCGATCAGGACGAATGTGGGAGAGATGATGCTTCCCCATACCCACGTGATGAGCGCGGCCCACAGCCCGATGTAGAGCAGGATGAGTGAGATATAAGGGTGAATTATTGCATCCCAGAGCCACGTGAATACGGCCCCGATGCCCTCGAAGATGGGCTTCAGAACGCCTTCCCAGAGGTCCGTGAGACCGGCTGAAATCCACTCCCACGCATCCGCAAACCACTGGCCGATATTGCCCAGCGCATCACCAAGGAAGCCCATGAACCCTGACCAAATTTCCTGGCCGAGTTCGGTCTGTGTGAAGAACCAGACCAGTCCAGCAACGAGAGCCGCAATGGCCATAATGATGATGCCGATGGGGTTGGCCGACAGTGCCGCGTTCCACAGCCATTGGGCTGCGGTCGCGAGCTTCTGCATGGCGAGCATCGCCTTACCCGCAAGCGCGCCCTTCGCAAGGGCCATGGTCTGCAACGCGCTTGATTTAGCGACCTTGATTGACGCCAGGTTGCCACCAGCCATCGCCGCGGTGTATGCCTGCTGTGCAATCTTCGCCGCCAGGGTGGCGTTTTTCACGGTCGCCATGATCGTGCCAATCGACTTGTACGCAAGGTACCCGGCATACCCGGCTGCTAGCGCGATGGCGAGGGCTTGAACCGCCACCTCATTCTCAGTCAACCAGCCAGCGACGGACGCCAGCACGGTGACCAGCGGCGGCAACGCCGATGCCGCGAGCTGTACTACAGATGCCACGAGTTCCACGAGCGATGGCAGGAGTGGTACGAGCGCCACCGCGAGATCCACGAAGCTCTTCACAAGCGAGGGCAGGGCGTCTTTCAGCGCGCCGCCGAGAGCGTCGGTGAGGTCGAAGAAAGCGGCCTGTAGTAGCCCCATTGAGGGCTCCATGACCTTCATAGCTACGCCCAGCGGGGTGAAGTATTCAACCAGGGTTTTCAGGCCCGGGCCGATGTCCGTCACGCCGTCACGTATGCCCAACAGGAAATCTACGATCCGGTCGTCAGGCTCCCACCCGAACGCGCGGGTCAGGTCTTCTGTGAACGTCCCGGTCTTCACGAGCTCGAATAGCCCGGCTACGCCCTGGTGAATGCGGAGCATCGCGGAGACAATTGGGGAATCTTCTTGCCAGCCGAAATTCTCGCGCATCGCCGCCGTGAAATCACCGGTGCGCAGTAGCTCGACGAGACCACCGAAACGTTCGGCAGCGGGCCGTACAGCATCAGTCAGGCTGTCTACGGCGGTAGTGATTGCACCGAACGCGTGCTTCATCTGCGGCATGACGCCCGACACCGCAGCCTCACCCAGCCGTGAGAACGCCGCCATCATGTTTGCGAGCGCGCCACGGGTCGTTTCACCCGAGGCCAGCGCGGCACCGCCGATGTTTTCTTCGATGACCTTGCGGAACGTGGCGGAGTCAACCTTGCCCTGCGAGACCATTTTTTCCAGCTCGCCCGCGGTGACGCCGTACTCGTCGGCGAGCCACTGCACGATGGGAATACCGCGCTCGGTGAGTTGATTGAGGTTTTCCATACCGGCCCGGCCCTTGGCCGTGACCTTGTTAATAATGGAACCCATATCCTCCATCGAGGTGCCGGCGATAGTGGCGGCGTCCGCGGTGAGGCGCAGGTAGCCTTCCAGTTCCTTGCCGGGCTTAATGCCGGCAGCAACGGCTGAGGCCGCGACAGTTGCCGCTGAGTCGAGACCGTAGGCGGTGCCTTTGACTGCGCCGAGAGCGTTTTTCATGATCGCTTCGACAGTCTTAGTGTCGTGACCAAGACCCTTGAGCTTCGCCTGGGCATCCTCGATGTTGAGCGCGCGGGAGATGCCGCCCTTGATGGACAGTGCGCCGACGACCGCGACAGCCCCGCCGAACACCTTTGCGGTGGTCTTGGCGAGGCCGCCCATGCGCGACCAGAACCCGGTTCCGGCCTTCTCGGATGCGCCGAATTGCCCGGTGATGTCCTTCTCCACCGCGCGGCCGATGCCCTTGGTTGAGGGCATGACCTCTACGTAAAGTACGCCGTCTGACACTGGTAGCCTGCTCCCTGGGGTGGAGCCCGCGGCTACTCGGGCGTTTTGCGTTCGGTTCGTGCCCGGATGCGCTCGCGTCGTGCGGCGCTCTCGGGGTCAATCTCTTGGGGCTCGTCGGCCTTGGTGGTTTCGGGCTGGAATGGCTTGCCTGCCCACGGGCGAGGAATCCGCTTCGGCTGTTGGTTCTTGCCCCGTTTTGCGTTCATCGTGCCCTCGTAGATGTCCCACGCGGCACGCTCCGGTGCGGTGGTGGGGTAGAGGTCCCCGCGAAGCGTGGCGTTCGTGTGAGAGTCCCGGTCCCGGAGAATACCCAGGGCCAAATCCCACGCCTCGTTCCAGCTCATGCCAGCCGCAATGTCGGTCTCAAATCCCGTGCCGAACCTTGCGCGCCAGTCGTAGTAAAACTCCTGGCGCACGTAGGTCCACAGCCCGGGGAAGCTTAAGCTTTTGGGTCGTAGTTGTGCTCCTTGGACGCTTCGCCCCAGTGAGTGATCGCGGCCTTAAGGCCCTCATCGTCCAGGGTCGAGAGGTACCGTGTGGCGTCCGGGTAGTTGTCGGCAAGTACGGAGATGAAGTAGGACCAGGCGGCAGAGAACGCGTCGTCCGATGCCTTCTTTCCGTTCCGGCCGTGGACTACCGAGTTGAACTGAGCGAACGCGCTTGTGATGCCCATCGGAACGCCCTTAGCGCCGAGAACGGGAAGCTGAAACAGAACCTTCCCATCGCGGCCAAAATCGATCATGGGGATGTCGGTTGGTGTGGCTGGGAGTTCAAAGGGTTGAGACATGGGTGACTACTTTCGTGAAGGGCTACGGAGAGGGAAGACCGTGTGGTGTGGCGGTAGCCGCGCCACACCACACGGGGTTGAGGGCGGGGGTTACCCGCGGGTGTACGGGTAGGGTGCGCTGACGCCGCCTGGGGTCGTGACCTTGATAGCGGCTGACCCGGCCGTGCCGGCGGGCATGACCGCTGTGATCGACGTATCAGAGACCACAGTTACGGCGGTGCCGTTCGTAGATCCAAAGGTCACCTTGTTCGCGCCTGTGAGGCCGGTACCCGTGATCGTGACCGTGGTCCCAGTGGCCGCCGCGGAGGGCGTTGCGCCGGTAACCGTCGGGGCAGGCTTCTCGATGAGACCGCTATTCCAGCCGTACGCCTGGTAGCCGAGAGTTGCGTCCTTGTAGGTGGTGAATGTCACGCCGCGCGCCGATAGCGTTGTAGCGTTGAACGTCAAGGCTTCGCGCTCGGACACCTTCACGCGAGGGGCGTGGTGGACGATGACATCTCCGTTGCTTCCCTCGCCGATCAGGACGAGTGCGCGGTATGTCTTGACTGCGGCCGAGGTCAGCTTGTACCCACCCGTGAGCGGGTCCACCTCGGTATCAAAGTAGGCTTCCGTGAGCGTAACACCATCTTGGATGCCAGAGAACGCGATGGTCCAGTTGCCGTCGGCCTGCTCAGAGAGCACGACATCCCCGTTATGGGCCTTGAACTCGGTGGTGTCGCCGGGAGCGGGAGTAAGGGTGAAGCCATCCTCGGAGTAGTAGCCCAGGTTGACGTACTCGGGGCCGGGTGCCCAGTCATGCCCGTCGGGGGTGGGTGCGCCATGGGGGCCGATGAAAATTGCGCCATCCTTGATGAGCTTTACGAAGTCGGCGTTATTGGCGGTCTGATCCGTCATGAGGTTTTCCTTCCAGGGAAGAGTTGTTGATACGCACCGGCTCGCGCGTGTGGCAGCGCCGGGTGACGTCTACCGGTTTCGGTGGATACCGAGCACCACGGAGCCCTCGGCGTATTCGACTTCGGTGGTGTCTTTGACCGCTGTGGGGCCGGAGCCCTCGGTGGCGGTGACGACCTCGGGAAGCCGGGTCATGAGTTGCAGTCGGTACATGACATCGCCCATCAGCTCGCGGGCCTCGTGAAGGTTCCCGTGCCCGTCAGGGTCGATGACCCACGCGGAGAGAAGAATCGTGCAGGAGCGGGTGATGGCGGTGGTGCGTCCGCCGTACACGTCGCCCACAACGACCTGGCGGGCATCGGTGGCATTTCGTGTGCGGGTGATAGTGATGTGAGGGAAGTGGGGGCGGAGGTAGTCGAGGACCAGGGCCGTAGCGTCAGGCCAGCGCGAAGGGATCATGCCGACACCCGCGCGAGAGCCTGGTGAAGCGCTTTGCGGCGTGCCTCTCGGTCACCGGTACCCCGATCCACAATGAGGACAGAGAACCGGCCCTGCTGACTGAACCCGCGAGTCACGAAGATCTCCTGATCGGGGGTCTTCGCGCGCTCTGCCGCGGCGACAATCGCACGCTCAAACCCGTTGTCGTAGGTGTCTAGCAGGACGGCCTCACGGATGGCCTTGTGGTTGCGGGTGCCGCGGCCTACGGGGAATCTAACCTTGATCTGAACCATGGCTTACCCTTCTGTTCTGATTACGGCGATGACGATGCCGACGAACGTTCCGTTCTTGGTCCACGCCCTCGGGCGACCGTTGATGTCGTAGGTGACGCCGTTCACAGTTACTCGGTCGGCTTCGGTGATGTCGGGTATGTCGTCTCGGCGTTGGAAGATCTCGCCCTTTTCGATGACTTGTGCGCGGCCGAGGGCGATAGGTTCGGTGGGGTTGCTGGGTGCATATTTGGCGGCGACGAGGTCCAGATGATGCGCCCAACGCCCCGGTCGAGGATCCGCGTACTCGTCGTGAACCGTCGTCGAGCGCTCGACGGTGATCGTGCTCATCGCGAGTCCTGCACTATCGCATAACGTCGGTACACGCGATAGCTTCTCGCCGTGGCAGCATCGTCCGGCGATAGCATCGTCTGCCCGCCCTGCGCCCACGTGGCGTAGGTTTCCGACTCGGTGAATGGGCCCGTGGTGTCCGAGTATTGCGTTACGCCCGCAAGTGCCTTCTTGCTGATGCCCAGCACCTTGCGGGCAATCTCGGTGACGGTCAGGCGAACGAGGTCGGGCACCACTTCGTTGCCGTGTGAGTAGGTAACGCGCACGAGTGGCCCGGCCCGCTCAGGTACCCGGACCAGCTCGGCATCCTGTGTGAACGGCACCTGCCGGCCGTGAGAGTCGGTTACCTTTGTAACCACGCCGGCGGGCCGCTGCGGAAGCGTGACAAGCCCACCCACCACCCGCAGACGAGGGCTCGACACGCCAGGAGTGAAGTGTTGGCGCGCCTCGCGGCGGAACAGCTCGGACGCCTTGTCGAGCGGAAACTGCGCGCGGGCTGCTTCGTCGTCAGTGAGGTCACGGCCAATCGCCGAGACTACATCTTCTATGGTTGCCAGGGTTTCCACCGTGACCTCACTTTCGATTACTTGCTGCGCTTGCCCTTGGCCGGGGTGGGCTCGGGGCTCGGGGGCGAATCGGCGTCCAGATCGTCCAGGTCGTCAAGATCGCCCGGATCACCCGGATCACCCGGATCGACGGGATCACCCGGATCGACGGCGACCACGTCGCCGCGTGCGATCATCCCGGAGGCAATGGCAGGAGGCAGATCCATCTCTACGCCGGAGGCACCTACTACGACAACCATGATTAGGCCCCCGTGTAAGTTACGACGGCGGTGGGTCGGATGACCTTGCCGCCGTAGACGTGCAGGCCACGGAGACGGTCGGCGTGCTTCTTCTCGGCCCGCATGGCCTCCGTTGCGGAGATCTGCGAAACGAAAGCGATGGATGAGCGGTGGAAGCCAATCATCTGCGGCTTGTTCGTGGTGGGCACGTTTTCACTGTTGTAGGTTGTGAATCCGAGGAGCTTACCGATAGTGGCCTCGCGCAAACCGGACGAGTCACCAGAGGTATCCACCGCCATAATCTTCGACTCGTATTCCTCCAAGTACGATGCGAACTCGGCGTTGACGATTAGGAGGCGGTCGGCCTGGGGAACCTTGGCCTTATTTAGAGCCTTGCGGAGATCGCGGATGGCGTTCCATGCGGTTTCGGCACTGGTGACCGGTGCGCCCGGCGTGACTGCTGTTCCGTTGGCAATCGCCAGGGCAGCCAGGAACTTGTCACTATCCTCGACGAGTCCGTCGGCGGCGGACTGGGTGTAGGCCGACATCAGAGGCGCGGATGCCTGGGCAGCGTCAATGTCATCGACAATGAAGTCGAAGGACTTTTCCTGGTCGATCAGAAGATCGAGGCCCGTGTCGCTGACTTCATCCGGCTCAGTGGTGCGCCCGGCGGCCTTGTAATCATGGATCTCGATGGGCTCGATGCCGGGGATGCGGATGGAGTTACCGGACTTCAACTCCCCTTCATACTCGCGATTTGCGAGGCCGGCGAAAATTGCGTTTTCACGAAAGTCGGTCAGGATTTTCGCGGACCAAATCTTTGGAATTGCGTGTGTGATGGACATGGGCTATTGCCCCTTTCAGGAGGTAGTAATCCCCATGAGCGCGTCAAGCTTGCCCGCCTTGCGGGCGGCCTCGATCTGCTGTGGGGTCATGTTGTCAAGGTCAGCGGCGGACGTGATTTGGGCCTCGCCGCCAATGGGGTCACCCACCGGACCTTGGCCCTGGGCTGGGGGTGCCGCCGGTGTCACCGGGATGAGCGCTTTGAGCTCTAAGGCGTGCGCCTCTAGCTCTTCTAACGTTGTCCCGCGTAGAGCGGATACCGGCACGCCATGGGTTTGCGCGACTTCGGCTGCGAGGCGTTTCGCCTCGTCGGCCTGCTCACGTGCGGTCAGCTTGCCTTGCATCTCAGCGAGCTGGGCGGCAAGTGCTTCTTCCTTTGTGAGCTGGGCGGCAACCGATTCGTCAAACTTCACGGCCTTCGCGTGGTTCTCTTTGGATCGGGTTTCCCACGTGCGCGCGAACCCCTTCTGGCGCTCGATCTCTGCGAGTGCCTGGGCCAGGGTGAGCGTTTCGCTCGGACTCAACTGGGTGGATTCTGGCAGTGTCTCGCCGGTCGGCGTTCCCGTTTCGGGTGCGGCCGGGGGGGGGGCGGATGCCGGAGGGTTTGCAGGGGTTGTGGACATGGTTGTTATCTCTCCCGTTTCGGGTTGTGTCAGCCGCCGTGCGGTGGCTCTACCGGCTGGTGCCGGAAGTCTTTAGGTGAGGTCGGGAATGTCGGCCGGGGTGGTGAACTGGTGTGACCGCCAGGTGAGCACCGGCCCAATCTCACCGTGGATCTGCGTGGTAATGAGGTCGGTGTAATCGCTCAGGGGGTTACCGGCGCTGCTCTCTTTGCCGAGACCGAGGTCGCGGGCTCCGCGGTCGGAGAGTCCAAGCTGCTGGTCAATCGCCTTGTGAGTCAGATTAAGTAGGTCGGGGTTAATGACCTGCCGGAGTGGGTTGTTGCCGGTGAGCTTCTGGGGAGAGCAATCGCACCCCGGGTGTATCGGCATGAGGTTGGCGACCCAGTACCGCTGAGTGCTGGCAATGACGCATAGGGCGCAGTTTTCCCGGCCCGTGAGAACGCGGTGATACTGATCGATACCCCGGTCAACCATCGAGCGTTGCGCCTGGCGCACGCGCGACATTTGCATGTCCGTCGAGGCTAGGCCCATTAGTCGAGCCGCGCCGCGGCGTAATGCCTCGTCGAGAGGAACCCCTTCGGAGAGTGCCGTGTAGGCGGTCACGAATGGGCGCCGGTACACCTCACTGGTGGCTGTGCCGCGACCGTCGAGGATGGCGTCACGGTCAATGGGCGTCGCTGTGGCCGCACCGGCGATATGGGCCGCGGTGAGAGTCGCAACATGGAGTTGGCCGGCCTGTACGAGCGGCACGACCTGGGCCACGAAACGGCGGGCATCGAAGTCACGGTAACTCCCGAGCCCGGTCCAGGTGGCCGCGGCCTGTGCAAGCACTCGCTCGCGGGTCGCGGCCACCATGGCCTGGTAGGCCAGTTCTTTCGAGGTCATGGCCTACTTCTCTTCTAGGAGATCCGCTTCCGCCTGTGGCAGTCGGAGGGATACCGGAGTGGCCCCGGTGAATTTGATACCCGGGAGCCCAGCGGCCGTGGCCGCGGCATCGGGATCCACGCCGGCACGTACACCAACGCCGAGAGCATCGAACTGGGCTTTGACCTCAGTCGGGTCAACCGCGGCGGGCGCTGCGGGTGTTCCATCCTGGGGTATCGGCTGGAAGATCTCGGCCGCGGCGAGCTGCTGGGCGGCGAGGTGCGTTTCTTCCAGGGCGATTTCTTCGGGTGTCATGCCCATGACGTGCGTGGCGATATAGTGCTGGCTGAATCCGGCTGCTTTCGCGTCCTTGGCTGCAATAACCTTCTCCGGGGTGCTTACCCGGTCGGGCGGTTGCCAGCCCACCACAACCGTATCCTCGCCGATCTCGACACCTTCGATGCGGAGGGCGTAGACGACAGCGAGGGAGAGGCCGACGGTGATGCGGTCGATCTCGTTTCGGGCCTGGCTGACCTGGCCTTCCTTCGCGTTCGCCGCCCCTGCCGTGGTTTGGTTCTCACCGTCTGGAAGGAATATCGTGATCGGGGTAAACGATACCGCCGCAAAGTCGCGGGCGTCTGACTTCTCGCCTTCCAGAAGGGGACGGATATCTGTTAACCCGGATTCCCAAATATCAACGCTATCCGGGAGATCCCACAATGAGCCGGGCGCATAGGGTAGTCGCTCGGACCAGTCGATATCGTTGCCGTCTTCGTCCTCCTGGGGGAGGCCCTTAATGCCGCGCTGCTTGAAGGCTTGCATTGCCGTGATGACGAGACGCTGTAGCTTGCCCAGGTTAATGCGGTCAATAACGTCGGTGTCATCCTCGAAGTACCCCTTACCATCGGGGCGTTCCAGGATGACGACCGGGGGGCGCCCAGTGTATACATCCGGCGCGCCAACCGCTTGCCAGCCTCCTGCAATACGGGAAATGAGCTTGCCCGAGTCGTCCGTTGATTCTCGCTCGAATCGCTGGCGCTGCCCGTCGGCCCACACGAGAGCATGGTCCGTGCCGAGATCTAGGTCGCGCCAGGTTTTCAGGAACGCCCGCGCTTTCCACGGGCGAAGGGGGTCAATCGAGGCAATGGCTTGCTCTGGCTTCTCGACGGTGATCGCGGCTTTGCCGTCCTCGTCCGTTCCCGTGACAATGAAGGTTACGCCGCACGTGAGGTAGTCCCGCACGGCGTCACCGACCAGGATCGACCAGCGGTTGTCTCGTAGGATCTTCCGCGCATGGATGGCCTCGGGGCTGTCGATGCTGCCACCGACAGATACCCCGTTAGTCACCATGCGGGAGGCCATACTCTTCACGGCGAGTCCGCCGTAGTTGGTGCATGCCTTTCGCTGGAACGCCACCCAGGACGCGCGTAAGTGGTGGCCCATCTCGGGTAACGGCGGGTTTTTGGTGGTGTAGCTGCGTAGAAGCTGGATGCGGGGGAGTCCCGCATCCAGCTTTTTAGCGAGTACGGGCAGCCACTCGGTGGGGGTTGTAGCCACTCGATCCTCCTAATAAAGCGCACGGGCCATGCGAGATTTCGTTTGTGCTCCGACGCCCTTGCCAATGGCGTCCTCGCCCGCGGCGCGAGCAAACATTGCGCCCCAGACCAGATCCACCTTGGAGAAGTCCTGATCGTCGTCCGGCTTCTTCACGACATAGCCGCCGCGGCGGGGGTCACGACGACCGTTCTTGAAATGCATGAGCATTTCAAGGCCGCCGTCGAACGTGATGTCTTCGCCGATAATGGCGGAGTACAGGTTCGCGAATTCTTCAACGGTGCGTGACACAAGTCGCTGGTTCCATCGGATCGGTTGCTCTTTGGATATCCCGACCTTCAGCCGCTTGCGGTACTTCGTTTCCCATGCCTTCACGTCGCCAGATCATCCGGCAGACGCGTCGGCGTAGAACCCCACCACGTTGTAATCCTTGAATGCTTGGTGCAACGCGGCGTTGACTTCGTTCTTGTCCGGCTTCCAACCGACCCCGGTGGGGCCTTCTGGCTGGGACCAGCATCCAATCTTGAAAAGGTGCTTCTGGGTAACCGAGTACCCCACGAGCACCGTGGCATCGGCGATCCCGCGCTTGCGGCCCTCGGACCCGTCAAACCCCAGCGTGACCGGCTCAGTCTTGGACACGACTTTGTCGGGCTTGCTGATGAGTTCCATTTCCAAGGCTGAGACGAATGCTGTCCGCTCGGGACTGGTCTGGTTAAGGAAGTCTGCCCGCATGGTCATGGGGTCATTCGAGGTGTCCCAGAAGTCGCTGGCGATGCCGCCAATGGGCGACCAGCCTGGCGGGCAGGGCGGGTTATGGATAACGCACCCGTCAGGATGGTTTGACGAGTCACCATAGGCCACTCGGAGGCCAGCGATGAGCGATTCCGCATCGTCAATGTCAGTGTCGGCAGGAGCTTCACGGTCGTCGTACACGAGGGTGGAAACGTCTTCCGACTCCACGCCGCGAACCTTGCCGGCCTTGATGGAGAGATAGAACTTGTGGCTGGCCTCTGCCACGCTGCGCTCACCCTCGGTGTAGGCGTTAGGCGTCTCGATTGTGATGCCGCCCAGCTTCGTGGCGTTGTTGCGAAGCGTCTGGGCGAACCGGACGCCGCCATTGCCGCGCACCCATTCCTCGGTCTGGTCGAGGGATGCGGCGACGGTAGGCGCACCCTTTACTGATTACTGAACGGGCGGCGGATGTGCGAGGTTCGATCCGCCCGCCGCTGGACAGCGCCACGAACGAGTCCATTGGATCGCAGTCGAAGTAATCCGCCGCGCTGCCCCCACGAAGCATTTCGAGTAGAGGGTGCCACGTGTTCGTTGTCTGCTCTTCTGTGGTTGCTGTGACAAGAACAAGGGGCGTGCGTACCGCGGACCACGGCTTGGCGACGGGCTGCCCGTCGGCGTCCCAGCCATCTGGAACTACCTCGAACAGAGCCTCCGAGATCATGACGCCGCCCACAAACGGGCTCTTACCCCACCCTCGCGGCCGCTTCAACACGCCCCGGTGCTTGACCCGTGCGCCCGTGATGGGGTCGAGCTGGTACAGGCGGACAAGAAATTCAAGCTGTTCGCGCGTGGGCATGAAGGGCGTCGGTTCTCCATCGCCCGCGTTTGGGGTCACAAGGAACTCGGTCATCTGGTCGGCCACGTGAAACCCCAGGGTGGGGAACTTGTCGCCGTCGAGGGGCTTCCAGGGCATTTAGGTTGCGCTCATTCCGTACCGGTCCCGAGATGACGGGGGTTTGTCGGACTTCGTTCGGGCCTCGGCTTCTGAGGTTGTTGCTTGCGCGAAACTGATTCGAAGGCGAGCGCGGTCTTCGGGGGTGAAACCGTATTTCGCCATTCGTAGCCTCAGCTCGCCGGCCTGCTTGAGATTCCCTTGCCAGTAGTCGGCATGGAGACGCGCCGTGTCGAGAAGATATTCCCAATCAAGGTTGGTGAAGCTTGGGGCGAGCGGGTGGTCTCCCATGACGTTCCACCACCGACGGGTTGCCTCGGGCCACACGAACTTGGTGCTTTGCAAGTCGCCGTCGATAGTTACCTGCACCTCGAACTCGGGAAGTTCGGGTTGTGGGTCAGGCTCGACGGTCACGACGTGCAGCGGCGCGACATCCTTGTTTCGGCGGGCGCGCTTATTGGGGTCTTTGGGTGGGGGTCCGACGCCGGCCATTTCACTCTCCCGTTTCGGGATCTGCGCTCTTGCCGTTCCGGCGCGATGCTTGGAATTATGAGGCTAAAACCGTTACAATTGGTAAATGAGGACGTGCGAGCAATGCGGGAAATCCATCGTGGCGAAGAACGCGCAGGCGAGGTTTTGTAGCTCGAAGTGCCGCGTGTATCACCACCGGCGGCCACAGCTCCCGGCCGAACTGCGGGAGCGGGCGCGGTGGGTGCGCCGCGACGCACGCAAGCGACCGCTCGATGCGATCACGGGGAAGAGTGCGAGCTCCACGAATCCGAGCACGTGGGCTGAGTACGTCGAGGCGAAGCATGCCACGTTTGGTGTCGGCCTCGGGTTCGTCTTAGGCGACGGGATTGGCTGTATCGACCTCGACCACTGCTTGGACGACGGCGTGCCTACGGCTGAGTGCGCTCGGTACCTGGCCGACTATCCAAGGCATTATGTCGAGGTCTCGCCATCCGGTGATGGGCTGCATATCTGGGGCACACTGCCCGAGGGCAAGGGCACCCGGCAGATTATCCGCGGCCTGTCTGTCGAGCGCTACAGCATTGGTCGGTACATCACGATCACTGGCCGCGTGTATCAGGCCGGACGAATCCTCCCGCTGTAACGCTTATTTGCCGTAGCGGCGTTCTGAGTCGTCGGGGTTCGCTAGTGCGAATCAAGTTACGGCGAGGGTGCTAGGCACTCAGGCGGGCACGTGCGCGAGCAATGCGGGGGTAAAGGCCCAGACCCGTACACAGCGAAACCAACAGCACCTCTCCGCGCTGGAAACGCCCGGGGGGAGGGGGTGCCAGGATGGTTCCTGTGAAGTTTCTGAGGAATGTTCGCATTGGGTTTTTTCCTTTTGCATGTGTGGCCCGTGACGTGCGTCTGCGATGCGTTTGGTTCGTTGTGCGCTACTCGTGGAGTAGTCCAGGGTGACGCTCCTCAGCTCGGAGGTAGGACTGTCGAGGACCACGTGCGGCGGCGGCTTGCGCTTGGGTCTCGCGGTTGTGGTGCCAATGGCACTTGGTTACGACCATCGCTACTGTCGTGGTCTCACCCCACACCCATTGGTCGATGTGGGCGGCTTCAAGGTTGGCGGTCTCGGGGCAGCGGGTGCCGTTGCGCTGGGTAACGGTGCACCGGTGGTTGTCTCGTGCAAGGCAGGCGTCACGGACTGCTGTTGGCACGTGGCTTGGTCGGCTATTCTCCCAGGCCATGGGGTACCTCCGGGTGGGTGGGGTGGTTGTCTGGTGGGGGTGTTCCCGCCTACAGGGGGTGGTTGTCTTCGGAGGGGGTGGTGGGAATTGAATCTGCTGCCGCCTGGATGGCTCCCTCGATCATTTTGATGAGGGCATCACGGTCGAGTTCAAGGGGCCACACGCCGCGTTCCTGCACGGGCTGGCCGTTGAGCGGCACGGGCAGGGTAAGCGGGTCTGAGGCGAGGGTGTTGCCGTCTACCTGAATAAGGATCGTGGCGGCGATGTTGATGACTGTGGGCTTATCGGCCATGGCTATTTGACTCCTTGGGCGAACGATTGAAGGTGGAGGCGATTCGTGTCAGTACACGGCGGAGGTATGCGGAGCTCCAACGCAGACGATAGAGTTGAGTTGGTTTGCTAGTCGGCAGCCGTCAGGAGAAAGAGGTCACATGAAAAAGTTCACGAAAGCCGCTATTGCGTCACTTCTAGGTCTGGGCCTGGTGTTCGGTCCGACTGCTCCAGCAAACGCCGTCACCGCAAGAGTTTTCTTTTCTACAAGCCAGGCGGAGGCGCGGACCGCATGTCTCCTTGGATATCAGGTCGCGCAGGTGATTGCGATCGTGACAGTAATCAGCAAATGCTCATACGAGGGAAAGATGAAAACCGGGCAGCACATGTACGCCTTCTATATCAAGTAGATGGCAAGTTCTTGTGCCCCGGTACGCTCGGCGGGTGGTAGCAGTTCCGCACGGTCTTGACGAGGGGAATTAGTATTCGTTTGCTGCCGGGGGTCGCGGTTCAAACGCGACCCCCGGCAGATGCTCGTTGTCAGCGTCTCCCGGTGAGCTACCGGTCATAACAGGTGAGGAACCAACCCGCGCCTTAAAAGGGAAATGCCCCCCGTTCCTGGAGGGCATAAACCTTGATAAGTAAATCTTAACAGATTAGCTGGGGTTTTGTGTCAAGTCTTTTGTCGGGTCCAGGATTTCTCCTTCGTCTCAGCGTCGGGCGGCTTGTCGAGGATGTCCCGTCTCTCCGACTGGCACTGCTGGGCGCTGCACATCCTCACCGGTCGCCACTCTGGCCGTCCTCTCCGAGTGCCGCAGGAGCCTCGGCTCTCTCTAGGGCGTCCAGATCAGAGCGCAAGGGGCGAACCCACGCTGCGTTTGACAGCACAAACCCGACATACCCAGACAGTGCGGCGAGAGCCGCCAGCAAGGCGAAAAACTTTGCCCTACCCACGGTCGCCACCCCCTGCCATATCCAGCGCTCTACCAGCTCGCGGAAACCGCTGACAGTAGTCCCCCCAGGCATCCAGGGCGTCAGCCAGCCCGCCGCCGCCGTAGTACGGGACCAGCGCGAAAAGCACGTCCGCCAGCCTGGGCAGGCGCTCCTCAGTCTCCTTTGCGCGGCGGATTAGCTCTGACTGGTGCATTGGATTTGTCGGAGTAATCACCGACAGATATGTCATCTCCTTGTAGATAGCCGCGATCAGGTTGTTTTTCGTGATATGCCCACCCACAGTCACCACCCCCCTCTACGCCACCGGTCACCACGCACATCCACATGACTCCACCCGTGACCAGCAGGGCGGATGCACTGGTAGGCATACCCCCCGTGCCCCTGATGCCTATGGGCACACTGAAAAAACGGTTTACTCACGATCCGGGCCGCGCTCTCCATGTCTATCCGCTCACTCACCGCTACTCACCCCCAGACAGGCCAGATGTCCCGTACTTAGTCCAGAGGTGCGCGGCGATCTTGATGCCCTCGGCCTTTGCGAGGTCGTGCAGGTACGTGGACACCAGCTCGTCGTACTCATCATCACTGAACGGCGTCCCGCACTTCTCGCAGACGATGTGCGGGATCTCGTCGGAGGGCTGCGGCGGGTAGATGGCGATTTGACCGCCGCATATCGCGAGCTGGTAATGCGGCATGTCCGAGTACCGTGCTCGCATCTCTCTGGGCCAGGCGGCAGACTTGGCGGCGAGCGCTGTGGTTTCGTCGGTGAGGTAGTCGATGGTGTCTGGGTCGAGGGTGAGGATGGTGTCGAGGTGGATGATGATCCAGGCGGACATGACGCCTGTTTCGTAGTGGGCGGTTTGGGGTGTGGTGTTGGCGGGGAGGCCTTGGATGGTGTTTTGGGTGTTGCGCCAGGCTTTGCGGGCTGGGGTGGGTGGGTGTATGGCGAGTGCGGTGGCGAGTGTGACGGTTTGTTGGACGAGTGATCGGTAGATGTCGTTGGCGTCGTCGAAGGCGTGTTCGTTGAAGGGTGCGGATGATTGGGTGAGTGCGGTGGTTTGGACTTGGATTTCTTTGGGTTGGGCGGTGAGGCGGGGTTCGTTGGTGGAGATGATGTGTTCGACGAGGTCGGGGAGGGTGTGGAGTGCTCGGGTGATGCGTCCGTGGCAGCGGGCGCAGTAGTTGCCGTGGGTGGCGGGGAGTAGGGCGGGTTGGTCGTTGGTTTCGGTTCCTCGGCGGATGCAGCGGCGAGCGCAGGGGGAGTGGGCAGCGGATAGGGCGGTTTCGGGTGTCATTTGCTTTCCTTCTTTGCAGAGGCGCGGCGTTTGGCGTTGCGGTATGCGTTGTATGCGGCGTTGAGCGCGTTTCCGGTTGCGCCGAGATTATCGAGGGCGTCGAGGTGGTCGTCGGTCGCGTCGAGGTATGCGGCGCGGGCTTCGTCGAGGTCGGGCGGTGTGTGTGTCATGAGGTGGCCTTTCGTGTGTTGGTGCGGAGTTCCCGGGCTTCGCGGTTGTAGCAGGGTGTGCAGAGTGTTCGGCGGTCGGGGGTGGGTGCTTGGAGCCACCACCTGTTCGTTGAGGTGAGCATCTTCTGGGGGCAGTCGGAGCACTTCTGTCGGTGTGCGGGTGTGGCGGCCATGGTTACGTGTCCTTCGGCGTGTTGGTCGGTGGGTGCGTGGCGGCATGGGTGACCGCGTGGGTGCGTAGCGATTCGATGTTCTGGTCGTAGGCGGTGGCACCACATCGGGGGCAGGACCACCGGTAGTGGGTGCCGTCAGCGGGTGAGGGGTAGGTGTAGGCGTTTTCGCTGGCGGGTAGACGTGGCGGGCGGGGCTTAGACCGTCCGAGGAACATGAGAACCAGAGCTAGGCCCACGATGAGCGGTATGGCGGCAGTCGCGATCATGTTCCCCCAGTCGTTGGCGGTCATCGGGTGGCCCGCTCGGTGTAGATGTCCGCTGCGGGGCCAAACTCGGTGGCCCGCTGGAACTCGCCCTCCCAGTGCAGCTCGACGACGGGTGTCTCTCCGTGGCGGTTCTTCGCGACATCGAGGGTAATGACCTCCCCGGCCATGGAGTCGCGGCGGGTCAGGAGGATGATGCAGTCCGCGTCTTGCTCGATAGCTCCTGACTCTCGGAGATCTGCGAGCTTTGGCGTGCCATCGAGACGGGACTCGGAATCGCGGTTGAGCTGCGAGAGCGCGATCACGGGAACACCGAGGTCCTTTGCCATGATCTTCAGATCGCGCGAGAACTCCGATACGACCTCTTGCCGACTCCGACGAGCGGTGTTCGCGACACTCATGAGCTGCATGTAATCCACAACCACGCCGGCGAGCTTCCCGTGGCGCTCCACAGTCCGCGCAAACGCCCTGACCGTCGCCGGGGCCACCTTCGCCCGGTCGTCAATGGCGATGGGCAGGTCAACGACTCCCATGTTGTTGGCGATGCGCTCGCGGTCTCGGTCTGTGATGCGGTTCTCTTTGAATCGGCCCACGGGGATGTTGAGGCGCTCGGACACGAGGCGGGCCACGAGCTCGCGGTCGCTCATTTCCAGCGATGAGAACGCGACGGTGCCGCGTGCGGCGAGCGCAATGGCAAGCTGTCCGGCGATGACGGTCTTGCCGACGCCGGGGCGTGCTCCGATGACGTAGAGGCAGCCGGGGCGGAGGCCACCGATGGCGGTGTTGAGCGCTTCCCAGGGTGTCGGGACGAATAGGTCGTTGCTTTCGGCGGGGGCCAGGAGGTCGGGGAGTATGTCACGGATGAATCGCACGCGGGCTTGTTGCTTGCCGAGGGCGTCGTCGATGGTCTTGCGGGCGTATTCGGTCATTTCAGCGGAGGACATGCCGGGGTCGAGGTTCTGTAGGCCGTATCCGACATCGGTGAGGCGCTGGTGGAGGGCGTTTTTGGCGACGATGGACGCGTTGAAGGGTGCGGATGATGTTGCTCGGCCGTGTTCGGTGAGGGCGGTGATGTGGGCGGCGAGGGTGGGGAGGCGGTCGGCGAGGGTGGTGGGCTCGACGGGTTCTCCGGCGGCGCGGAGGGTGAGCATGGTGTCGTAGATGCGGCCGTTGTGGGTACCGGTGAAGTCGCTACCGGTGAGGGTGAGTTCGTCTAGGATTTCGCCTGCGGAGTGGAGGGCCGCTCCGAGGACGGCGAGTTCGGCGTTGGTGACATCGTTCATGATGTCGAGTGCGTTGGTCATCGGATGATCTTTCTTCCTGCGTAGGGGTTGATGGCGGGTTGTGTCTGGGTGGGGAGTGGTTCGTCTTCCCACTGGCCTCCGTTGAGCCAGGTGGCCGGGTAAGGGATGAATTTCATTTCGCTGAGGTTCGGGTCTCGTGCGAAGCGTTCAGCTCCGGAGACGATGGCTTCCAGATTGGTGTTCTTCTTGGCTGCTAGCTGCTCGAACTTTTTCCTCGCTGCACCCTTGGCAACCTTCCTCGGATAGGCCGTCCAGAATGACTCGAAATGAGCGTTAACTACGTCTATACGTTTAAGAGAGGAATGAGAGGCCACTGTGTCCGGTAGTTCGGTCGCTGTTGGCCGGTCAGTGAGGTCACTGTGGCCTGTCTGTGGTGCCAATTTGGCCTCTCGGTCTGTGGCTGGCACATTCCCTGCCTCAGACGCCGCTGGACACATGATCTTGTACTCATTTGCTGACCACTGATCGGCCCGTTTGACAGACAGAAGGCCGAGGGTTTGAAGGTCTTGGATGACCCGTCGGAATGTCCGCACTGAAACCCTGCTTTTTGCCGCTAATGCCTCTTGGGTTGTCGGCTCGTCGTCGGCGAAGTACACGCATCGTCCGCGGTCGTCGGCTACGTCGGCGAGCGCGAGTAGGACGAGCATCTGTGAGGCTGTCAGGGTGGGTGGTGTTTCGTGCCATACCCAGGTGGATACTTTGACGCTCACTTCATCACCGCCCGACCATGTCCGCGTTCCCACGATGTGACCAGGAGGCCCGCAAATAGCCGCTGTGGGGCCGGGGAGAGCTTCATGTACTCCTGTGTCACATTCACGCTGCATCACCGCCCTGGGGGCCGTGTGGCTCGTCTGGGGTGGGGAATTGCAACAGTGCGGTGAAGCGTTGCGCCTCGGACTCGGTGATCGGTCCCGCGGCCTTGGGCTGATGCTCCTTGATGAACTCGTCCCGGTCGCCGTGGTAGCGCGGATAGTAGTCCGTGATGGACTTTCCAAAGTCGATGGTCTCGAAAACGGGCGTGCCATCGTCGTAAGTGCGTGCCGCTTGCAGACCGGCCTCGGTGTACTCGACACGGAACTCGTTCCAGCGCACGCCCTCGACGTGTTCGGCGAGCGCTTCAACAAGAACCTGTTGCATATAGTCGAGCTGTCGAATTGCCCAGTGCTCTTCGTCAACGGCCTCCGTTCCGGTGAGGCCACTGATGGCGAGGCCGATGCCTTCGCGGATGACCCAGAAGGTGTATTTCAGGGTGTCGAGTGGGGTGGACGGGGGAGTGGTGTGGTTAGTCATGGTGACCTCCTACGAGGGATGTGGGAACGGATGGGGTGCTAGCGGTCCAGTCGTCGGGCCACCCAGCACGGCACAGGGGGAAGCGGGCTGGCTCCACGGTGAGGTGCTGGAACCCGAGGGCGGTGGCCTTCTCCAAGAACGCTTGGAACTCCAGATCGGTGCCGAGGACGGTGAACGCTGATCCGTCAGGGTCGATGCACAACAGGGCCGCATGTGACACTGCCGGCAGACCAACGGCGAGCGAAACGGACGGGCTGATCTTGGTGCTACTCTTCACAGTCAGCATCACTCGCCCACCTCGAACAGGGGGGGGATTATGGCAGTGTCGGGCACCTGCACATACCCCGCGTCGGCGAGCATGTCAGAGATCGCGGCAGCCCGGCTACGTGCTTCGCCGTACCACCCTTCGCTCCACCATTCCCAGACGACACGAGCCCCACCCCGGTCGCCCCTCTTCGCCACCTTGTTGATGCGGCCGAGGCGAGTCATGAGGCTCCCGGGACCGAGGGTAATCCCCTCAGTGGTGCGCACGAGTTCTTGAATGTAGAGCTCATCGCCGTCTGAGTTGAGAAGAACCGGAATTGGCTCTGGCTTGGCACCGTTTTGGGGTGCACTGATAGTGTGATTCACGATCAATTCCTTTTGCTAGAAACTTGGTCACTGCCCCCGGACCGGGTCTAAGTCGGTCCGGGGGTGTCTTATAGGTGCGGGGGCTATCCCGCTTTGTGGTCGGTGCGGGTGAACGTGTTCGCGGCCACCCACTCCACAACTGCGGCATCCGTGTATCGGACCAATCGGCCCATCTTCACGAACGCTGGGCCGCCTCCACGTGACCGCCAGTCGGCCAGCGTTGCCACCGGCACATCCAGGTACGCTGCGATGGCGGCTGGGGAGTTCACGGCCGCGAGAGCTCCCTGTGGTTGGCTATCGTGGGACATGCCAGGTCACCGCTCGGAGCTGGCCTGGTTGAGGAAGTCGGTCAGCATCGGACAGATCGACACTGGTCGGCTCCGTGTAAAGCGCCGACAGCTCGGCTTCCAGTTCTTCGATTCGGCGAGCGCGGATAACCTTTCCCGTTTCCCATACGACGGGAAGGGTTCGGAGAATCTTCGCGGTTGCGCCGTAGCTCTCAATCAGGCGAGCCCGGGATCGGGCTCCCGACTTGGAGAGGTAGAGTTTTGTAGTGTCAGGCCAGCTGAATCTGGCGGTGTTGTAGCGGCTGACCCACCTCTCGTACTCTTCGGGGTTTTGGAGCCACCCTGGGGGATACCAACTTGGAATGATTTGCAGATGGTTGTTGCTATAGTCAATCGATCCTTCGGGGTACGACGTAATTCTGACGGAGTAGAGACGGGTCTCCTTCTGCGTTGTCATTAGTTGATGCCCTTCGTGTTGGTGTTGGTCAGTTCAAAGAGTTCGTTGGTTCCGCGGTTGGACTTGAATCCGCGCTTCTCAAACCACTCGACAAGTTCCATCGCTCGATTCACCCGGACCGCGAGCCCGAGGTGGGCAACGCCCGTTTTGTCCAGGGAGCGCGCGAGGGTGAAGAAGTGGCTACCCAGTCCGGCGTAAGGATGGTGATGGTCCTTCGACGGAACCCACTGGCCCGTCCTGGGGTGGCGACCGCGGCCTCGCGGGTTGTTGATAACCAGGCGGGCCGAGTGCAGGGCATTCCACATCCGTGTCTCTGGCTCGTCAGAGAAGTACAAGCGGCGGAACTCGCGGAACGGATATTCGGGGTTGGCCTCGAAGGCTGCAACGGCCTTCTCCGCGGTATCCGCTCGCTCAGTCTCGGCGAGCGCTCGACGTTCAGAATCCATCGCCAGTTCGAGGATCTGCATGCGGGAAAGGTCAATAGTCGGTTGGCTGTCTGCGATCTCCTGCCGCCGTGTCTGTACTGCAAAGTATTGCTGTGCGGCAGCTACCTCAGGCTTTGATCCGTCCGCGTTCTGGAACAGGACATAGCAACCGTGGCGCGAGATGTCCACGTCTTCGATTCCACGCTGCGCTCCTGACCCCAGGGCGACCATCTTGTTGACTCCAACGAAATGGTCTGCGGCATTCAGCCCGCTGGCGTTTACCGAAGCAATGGCCCTGTCGATTGCCTTGGACCAATTCCGCCAGTCCGTATAGCCTGCATAGGGCATCAGGTCTCGTGCCGACCATACCTCACGGTGTTGATCTTCAACAATTTTCAGATGGTCTAGCTGAGCAGTGAACCCAACCTGTACAATGTCGTTAGACATTTGATCTCATTTCTTGTCGTCGCCCCGTGTTCGTGCACGGGGCATTTTTGTTGGGTGGTCATGAAGCGCCCGCTTGTATGCTGGGCGGATGGATAACCAGGCACCGGAGTGGGTTAATGTCGGCATCAACGCGGCCCTGATGGTGATTACGGTTGTCACCGCAATCATCGGCATCCAACAAACGCGTAAGAACCGAATCGCCGCCGGGAAGTCGGAAACAAACGCCTCGACGTATGCCGACCAATCGCTACAGGCAAGTGAACGTCTGGCCGCCGCCACAGAGGCGCAAGCACGCCTCGCAGATGCCCAACGTCCTCCCGTATGGAGCGAAGTGACCAAAGTGAGCAAAGCCACGTACTCAATACGAAACAACTCAACGGACCGGCTGATCCTCGACAGCATCACGCTGAATCCCGAACTGCTCAGTAGATGGGCCGCCATTGAGGTGCCCGCCTGCGTCGAACATGGAGATTTCTTTACCTTCGTAGCGCCGGGAGTCAACGGGAGGCGCTTGCGCTCCATTACGCTTACCTGGCGAACTAGCGAAGGTTCCGAACTGATGAATGTCTCAAGAAATATCCCGTTCATCTGAACAACTCCGCTGATATCTGACTCAGTTCATTGTCTGAAACCTCTCGCAGCTCAACCTTGGTTATCAGCAAGGTCACCGTCACTGACATGGCATGGCCTATCGGGCAAATCTCAAGAACACTGTCGCTCAGCATTGGTAGGAGCTTCCCGCCCAGCTCGATACACGACCCACTAGCGGCCTGATAAATCACGAGAGTTTGATTCATATCTTTGGCAAAGTGGCCGAGAACGCTTCCGATTTCTTCGCGACTATTACTGGATAGCTGATGGCTTCCAGCGGGACGCCGAGAGCCTGCGCTATCTTGCTGATCGTTGCGGGCGACACTTGACGCGCGCCTTGCTCGATGTGGGTTAGCGTGCTCCGTGTGAATCCCACGCGGGCCGCCAGGTCGCTGTTACGAATCCCCAGAGCCTCGCGAATAACACGCACAGCAGCTCCGTTTACGTGTCGTTTCTGTGTTGCTGTCATATAGGAAACTCTACGCAACTACGAAGGTATGCGCAATATTAGGCAACGAATTATTTCCTACATTGCGTACTCACGGGCGAAAATGGTTGCACTAGTTGCCCAGTGTTGCCTATACTGAGTGCATGGTGATTACATGGGAGCAATTGAGGAGCGCTCGCGAGATGGCCGACTTAACTCAGAGCGAGCTTGCGCGCATTCTCGGCGTGTCCACGCGAACTATCGTTAATTGGGAAAGCGAGGGTGCTACTGTTCCACGCAAACGAGAGGATCGAGTAGCTCGTGCGCTCGACCGTGCCTTTGAGTTGATCGATTCCCTCAGGTATGACAATGATGAGGCCACGCCGGGCAATGTTCGTATCATTCCTAAAGAGCGCGACGAGCCAATAATCTCAACCAAGGACGGCTATGTCAGGTATCTTGCAAACCAGGAACGGCTGGCAGGGCGGACCGAACCTCACCCCGAGCGCGTCGCGAGGCGACGCGCTGCGTTGTCCCCTTTCACGGAATCCGATCTGCTAACCGAACTTCTTGACAGAGCGAGTAATAGAGGAGTGCGCTTGTCCGACTGGTCTGACGATGGCGCGGGGGTGAAACCAGCGCCAACCAATGTCACACCCATCGGGCAGACTGAGAACTTCACCGCATTTGATGAGGACTTCGACCCCGAATCCCTTCCACATGCGGCCTACGCGGATACCGAGGAACCCGGTTACCCCGAGGACGGAGAATGAATCATGCACCTGTACGACCCGTGGGAGCACGCCGCTTCCCTTGGCATCACGGTTGTCTACTATCCACTCCGCACCAGTAAGGGCATGTGGGTGCCCGAGCGTAGAATGATCTTCCTTCGCTCACAGCAACGCGCCTTTGTTGAGCGGTGCGTGCTCGCGCATGAACTTGCCCACGCAGAGAACGGTGACCCCACTGGACATCACCCTCGCTACGAGGCCCGCGCCAACCGGATCGCCGCCGAGCGCCTCATTAACCCCCGGGATCTCTCGGAGCTCGTGCGCGTCTACTCCGACGGCGACCAGATCTGTCGGGAGCTCGGCGTTACCCGTGAACTCTTTACTGCCTACTGGGACGAATATGGCGGGTGCAATAATCGCCACATCGCATAACCAACCTTCTGATATGGTCAGCGAGTCCGATCAACACAAGGAGTACCAATGAAACGACGTAGCCCAGCCGCACCCCTTCTTCTGCCCCTCATCACCTTCGGGATCTACACCCTCGTGTGGTTCGTGAAAACCAAGAACGAGATGAACGAAGCCAACGCCTCGAACCCCGAGGTTCGCATCCCGACCGCATGGCTGTTCATCGTTCCGTTCGTGAACATCTGGTGGATGTGGCGCTACGCCGTCGGCGTCGAAGCATTCACCAACCGCCGCATCGGCACCGTGGGGGCCTTCCTGCTTATGTTCCTGCTCGGTGTCATCGGTGACGCCATCGTGCAGAGCAAATTCAACGCGACCATCGACGGCCGCTAACGATAGAGTCCACCCACTCGCATTTGAAATGCGAGTGGGTGGACCTCAACCGTGGCGTTTATCACCACAGTTACCCAGGCTGGACGGCTGTAACAACCGTCCAGACTCCAGAGAGGGTATGCAAAGCTTGCATGCCCTCTCGTAGCGAATGAGAGGACCCCATGGCGAAGGCCTGGATAGTTGACCTGTGGGTAAAAGATGCCACCGAGATCGGTCCGGCGGGCGAACGCATCAAGACACCACCGGCGAGCGCACAGCTTCGCGCGATCACCAAGCTACCCGCACAGTTCCGCACGGCAAAGTATGGCACCGGGAAGCGCTGGAAGGTCACGTGGCACGAGGATACCGACGGCACGCAACGCCAGCGCTCACGACTCTTTGACCTCCGCCGAGACGCCGACGAGTATGCCGCCAGCATGGAAGATGACATCCGCGCAGGCAAGTACCAAGCACCCGAACATGCACAGCAAAAGTTCTCGGCCGTGGCCGACGCGTGGATCTCATCGAAGAAGAAACCGAAGCCGACGACCATCCGCCGCTACATGCGCGAGTTGCGCATGTACGTCAACCCACAGTGGGGCAATCAGCCCATCGGAACGATCACTCGGCAACAGATCGACGCGTGGGTCACCGCGCTACAAGATGGCACCGCGCCGCGTGTGCTCATTCGAAACGTTGCATGGAGGCCGCTCGGACCGTCGAGCATCGAGCACATCGCAGGCGTCGTGTTTGGCGGTGTCCTGCGTTACGCTCACGGTTCAGGGTGGCTATCAGGTAACGCAATGTCCGGCGTGGAGTTACCCCGTGTAATCGACGATGGTGAAGACCTCCTAATACTCAACCACATTGAGGTTCACGCTCTCGCCGAGGCCGCTAAGGCTGTTGATGGCAGCGCGGTGGACGAGACTCTAGTCTGCTTTCTCGCGTACACGGGCCTCCGAATCAATGAGGCGTTGGCGCTCCGTGTCGGCGATCTGGACCTCAGCAAACGACGCGTCCGGGTGCTGCGCACCTGGACCCAAGACATCGACGGCAAACGCATCCTGGGGCCACCCAAGACATGGGAGAAACGCACCGTACCCCTAGCGCCATTCCTGGCGAACCTCCTGCGTCTGCTCGTCACGAACCAGGAGAAAGACGCATGGCTATTCTCAGCCAAACGCGGCGGCTCCATCCACGATCACAACTGGCGCAACCGCGTCTGGTCGAAGGCCGTGCTCGGCGCGGGCCTCGACGGCATTGGGCTCAACATCCACAAGCTACGCCACACCGCCGCCTCATCCGCCATCGCCGCAGGAGCCGACGTAAAAGTTGTCCAGCTCATGCTCGGGCACAAAGACGTCACCGAGACCCTGAACACCTACGGGCATCTGTGGCCTGATCGTCTAGATGAAGTTTCGCTTGCCGTTGACAAGGAACGGAGCGCCGCCCTCCAGCTCGCTAGAGCTCAATCCAGCCAAGAATCCATTCACTAATCAAGTCCAATGTGTAGAGATCCTTAGCAACACCGTCCACGAAGCCCACGACTGTTGTAACTGGAATCTCCATAAAATTAACCTCGTTCAGAGATAGAAACGTGGTGGTTGCAAGCCAGGCCGTCCGCTTATTTCCGTTTAGGAATGCGTGCCCTTTACATAATCCGTGCAGCAGTATCGCCGCTTTTTGAGTGAGGGCGGGATACAGCTGGGCTCCATTCCACGTAGCAGACGGTTGAGCCACGGCAGCAGAGAGTCGCCCGGGATCTCGGACCCCGGGCGACTCCTCTGAATCATGAAGCGCTGTTACTTCAGCAACCGATAAATACGTGATCACTGGACAGCGAGCACGTCCAAAGCCTCACGCCAACGTATCCGCTGGCGACGTCCAACCTCTGCCACGCTGGCAGCATTTGCAGTAACCCCGAGGGACGGGCACAGCGGAGTCTCCTTGTCTACGGTCGCGCGTGTGTAGTAAGTAAGCATGGTCCTACGAGAGATTGGCGATTGACTCTGGGCCGCGCTTGGTAGGCCGCCTCTTGCTTCAACCCATGGGTCTTCTGAATGCGTCAAGCTGCTCAACTCGGCACCACTCTTGTTCGAGTAGAAAGCCACAACGGAGTTGACTATCTTCATCTGGTCATCTGTAAGTGAAGCATCCGTGGGAATCTGGCCGTGGGTCCCTTCGCGGTAGACAGCCCTAACGACAGGTCCATCTTTCCACGCCTCAATGGGGTCGCTAAAGAGGGGGCGGCCCGTCCAAACAAGCGACCAGGCCTGGCAGTAATACACGAGCTTGTTGAGCTGCGTGTTTCCGTTAGTTCCGGCTGTTTTCATAATGTAGCCAGCAACTTCAAGTGCGTTAGTCAT